GATTAGCAAGATCAATTTTCTCTTTTAATAGAGCAATCTTTTCTTGTTCAAATATTATAGAAGGAGTGGTAAGTTTAAGTTCGAAATTAGTCAAACTTTCTCCAGTAAAGCCTTGAGTGTATAAGTGAACTAGAGCAATTTTAGTTAGCTCTGATTCCATAATTTTTTGTACTCGTTCTACTGTTCTTGCAAAACGAATATCTTCAGCTGCTAAAGTTGCTTTACCTGAAAGATCACCTTCATATCCGAAATATGCTTTAGGTATCTTTAATGCAGCAAACATTTTTTCTTGTAAGTATCTTACGTCTGTTACTCCATCGTACTCTAAACCTTTTGTAGTTTCGATACGAGTAGAAGTATCTCCTCCACGAACTGGAAGGTAGAAATCTTCCATCATATTCTGAAGGTTAAAACGTAAGTTGTATTGGCCATCCTCTCCTACATAAGGAGTCTTTTTCATTTGATTGATGGTCTTTTGCATGAATTGCTCTACCTCGTTTGGCGGTACGTTACCAACATTTATGTAAAACATTCTCTTTTCAGGTGCTCTCATTATACGATGTATTAACATCGCATCTTCCATAAGAGTTACTTGCTTAAAGATTTTTCTAGCAGGTTCAATATAAGATCTACCGTATGGTAGATAAGAAGTGTCTGATATAAGTCTAAAGTGAGCTACTTCGTAGTTATCAAATTCAACTATTTTAGAATTATCTTTTTTCTTAGGTAAGTAATTAGGGTGTTGAGAAGAAGCTAAGCCATCAGGATCTAATTTAAAAGTTACCTTTGAAGGGCTTTCAGGATCTAGTCCTTCTTCTCTTACCATATGGTAGACTGTGTAGGGTAGAACATTGTAAACTCCGAACTTCTCTGCTACTTCAAGCTTTAAGAAAAAGTCTCCGTACTTACACATGTTCCGAGTCCATGACCATAAGTTAAACTCAATGTTTAATACATCGTAGAATAAGTTATAGAGTACTCGTTGGATATTTTCATCAGATGATTTAATTGCTAGTATTTCATTCTGATCGTTTTTAACCGTAGCTTCATCAGCAATAATATCTAATGCAGAAGCAATAATAGGATCGGTATCCATTGCTTCATAGTCAGAATATAATTGAATTCTTAATGTTTGGTAATTAAGATTAGGGTTAAAAATATTTTTGTTATTGTAGATATATAGACGACTAAACCTGTCTATTAAAGAGTTTGTTTGATATCTACCGGTTGACTGTATTTGATTAACATCAGCAACTTTTAGCTCATCCCCACCAACGTTTCTAATGACAACATCAGAGGCAAAAAGTCTTTTAAGTCTACCGAATAAGGAAGTATCCGCCATTACGGTTAAATTTTAATTATAAATAGATCTATTTTAACAACCATCTGATGTCTTCGTCACCATATGCTGTCTTAGTAAGATAAGGATTTTCTCTTTGACTACCAACATTAGTCATGATAGCTTTGTTTTGAGCATTAAGGTTACTAAAAGATGATAACTGTGCTCTTGCTAAATCCATCCCTTGTTGTCTTAACTTAAGTGCTGTATCTCTTACATATAAAGCAGTCGCACAAGACATTATAAGGTCGTCATTGTATCTGTCTTGAGCTTGTGGTTTACCGTTTTTCCATACAAAAACTCTCATCTCTTGCATTAACCTTTTTGACTGAATGGTAACTGATTTCTCTCTTACGTATTCAATCATTTTAGCAATAACTAAAGGACGTGTTCTCATTGACATTGTAAAACCGGGTACAAGTTTATCTCTTTCATACTTATGCATGTAAGTCTCAACTGTCTCCATATTAGTTGTAGAACTATAATATAAGTTACGGTATTCTCTTTCCATTACTTGCTCTATTGTTGCCCATCCAATATTAGCATTTTCAACAACTAATAATGCTTCATTATATTCTGATGCTAGTCCGGTTAAGAAATTACCAAAGTCTTTCGGAGATAATTTACCTCTATACTCAGCAACTTGAGTACAACTCTCAATATCAAAAACATGTGCTGCAGAGTAATCAGTTGAATCTCCTCTAGCAACGTCTGCTACTACCATATACGATTTCATGTAATCTACTCCTTCCCATATCCACAAATTACCATCTACCCCTCTTCTTTCAATGGGGTCTTTTTCATATGTCTGTTCATAATAAGACATATCGTCTGGTTCAAATACAGTATCCCCTGAAGCTAAGAAATCACAATCACATTCCTGCCCTGCCATTCTAGGTCCCAAGTCAGCATCTTGTTGATCTCTCCATTTCTGATTTCTTTCAGGGTGTACGGTCCACGGTAATCTAATAGGTAAAAATGAATTTTCTCCAGACTCTGCTTTTTCCCATGTCTGGTGAAACCAGTTACCGATACCGTTTGGAGTAGATAACGCCATACATTGACCACCGGTAGCTAACGTTTGCTGTGCTGCTGTAAATGTTTCATCAACATTCTCTATAAAGGCAGCCTCATCCATTAAGAGTAACGATACCGCTTCTGAACGTGCAGCATCTGGTGATGATGATTTAGCTTGTACTTTTGATCCGTTTTTTAATCGAAGAGATAATTTGTTTTTCTCTACAGACGGTAGTTTTAACCATTTAGGTAACTCATCGTACATAAAGATAACTTTTGTTACTAAGTTCCTTGCTGTTGCTTGAGTAGTTGCTAAAGCCAATATGTTTTTATCTTTATGGAATAACATTAACCATAAACTATATGCTGCAGCAAGTGTAGAAATACCAAGCTGTCTTGACTTAAGGGTAATTAAATATTGGTTATCTCTAAATAAATGGAGTACTTTTTCCTGGAATGGATAAAGGTTAAATAAAATACGGCCTCTAGTTGGGTGTTGAATATGGCAGTACTTCTTCATAAAGTACGCCGGGTCTTTTCCGCACTTAAGATACTCTTGTGCGATTATCTTTTTTATATCTTGTGCCATAACTAATTATTTACCGAATAACTCTTCAGGGTAAATTTGTAAAGCTGAACCGTTAGCAGAAACGTATTTTAATATTGTTTCAGTGTCTAATGCTTTAATTTTTTGATGTGTGATTTGCTTGTAATCTAAAGTGCCCTCAGGAGATACGTCAACAATATAACCTCCAAATCCTGGTTTGGCTTTAGCTTTTGTGTATAAGAGTTGTCTTAATATGGCAGCTGCTCCGTCTTTTGGAGCAAAACCTTGTTCTAAATTCAAATCACTTGTTACAGAATCAATTTTTGTGTAAATATCATTTATTAATTCGAATTCCTGTGCTGCGTTTCTCAAATTTTCATTTGATGAAAACTTAGCTAACTGAGTGAATCCTCTAACAAGTTCGTCTTTGTTAAATGAATCAATTGAAGATGGTCTATCTTTACCGGTCAAATTAGAAATCAAAACATCTAGTCCAAGAACATATCCTAATTTTTTTCTAGTTTCATAATCCTTACCAAATCTACCTAAAGTAATATTACGTTTACCGACAGATTTTACTTCAATACCAAGTTTACCACCAACTATTAAATCAGGTGCTTGATCTCCTCGTCCATCTTCAACATCGTATCCTGATTTGCTTAATAACCAGTAAAGTGCCACTTCACCGTTACCAGAGCCAGCTGTACCGGCTGTGCCTATTTCTTTACCTACCTTAGGAGGTTTAACAGGGTAAAGCTTATTCCAGATTTCTTTATCTTTTGGGTCTGTTATTGATGTGCTTTTTCCTATCTGGTATTTTTTACTAACATTTGGAATATCGGCTACTTTATTTACATCTTTATCGAAAAGTGTGTACGATATGAGTTGGTCATACTGACTGCCATCAGCTTCTAAAACTAAAACCTCTTCGTTAGTAGGTAGATTAAACTCAGCTATTATACTATCTAAAATAGCTTTATCTTCAGGATTCTTAATATTAGGAATACCTGATTTAGTTCTCCATGCCCATTCAGTATATAGTTTATCAATTACGTTCATACTATCCTTCTTCTCCAGATTCAAAGTCTATTGGTTCACCACTAAGGTCTTCTCCACCTTCGTCTCCACCTAGATCCCCTCCTGCATCATCGGCTCCAAAATCGTCACCTCCTTCAGCTCCACCTTCTTCTCCTGGGAAGTCACCTCCACCACCGCCGTCGGCAGATCCAAAGTCAGCACCAGCACCTCCACCTTCTTCTTCTTCTCCAGCTCCCTTCATTGGAGATTCTCTGTAAAGAATAGCTAATTTATCGATAGCTTGTTGGTAGTCTGAAATGTTTGAAAGTAGATACCTTTTACCCATTATTTGGGCTTCAAACGTTTTACCTGTCCATTTTAGAATATAATCTTGACCGTTTTTAAGGTTTACTCTAAAAGAGGTTGGTCTTGGTGATATCCAATCTATAGTTTCTACAAACTCTTTAAAGTCTTCAGTTTGTAATTTTATCAAGGCTTGTTTAACTGTTGGAAACTTAGCTAGTATAGTATCTGTAGCGTCTTCTAACACTGTTTCTTTTCCAGCTTTTGGGTCTGGGTCTTCTTCTGGTGTTGGATCTTCTTCTTCGACTTCGTCTAAAAGTGATTCGTTAAGAGTTTCACCTAAACCAATATTAGTGTCGATTACCTCTATATCCTCAGCACCGAAATGTTCTAAAGCATCATGTGCTTCTGATTCATCAGTAAAGTAAAAAGTGTTAGGGTCGTTTACTTCAAACTTACCTCTATGCATATCATCAAGATGTGCTAAAGCTTTTCTAGCATCTCTCAGTGAGGTAGTAATATAAAACATTCCCTCTGGTGCTTCGTTAAGCTCAGATATTACTTCAGCGTATGCTTCTAATATAAGGTTATTTAGGTATGATTTTTTCATCTTATATTATTTTATAAGTCGTGTCCTAATCTGCCAAACTCAATATTTATACCTACTTCTTGAGTAAATTGTTCTAGAAATGTTCTTATGTCATTTCCAAAGTAATGACGTGCCATAAACTCTACAACTTCAATTACTTCAGCTTGTTCGTTTCCAGAAGATTCTAAAGCTCTTTGTTTTATTAGTTCTATAAAGTCATCTCCTCCAGCTACTCTTTCCTCTACTTTTTTAAGGGGTACTAAATTACCGTCTGCATTATACTTATGAGGTATGCCATTTTTCATTACATACTTCTTTTTAGGAGCAACCGCAGCCGCTTGTGCAGCTTTAATATCTGGTCTTGATTCTCTACCTTTAGATATAGTCTTACTACGACCTTGTCCAGTGCCAAATCCTGTTGGTAGAGCTTCTTCTACATCAGATAATTCTTGACCAGTACCTATACCCCCTACTGCATCATCATATTGAGCAGTTAGTTGCTTTTTCATCTTAGTAAGATCTACCATTTTAGCTAAATGAGCCTTATCTTCTTCTGATCTTTGATCGGCTGGTGTTTTAGAAATGGATATTGTTCTGTCTTTATGTTGCTGTAGAGCTTGGTTTATTTTATCAAGCTTCTTTTTTATTTGAGCTTGACCTTCGTTTTGTTCTTTTGAGGCTTCTTGTATACCTTCTAGAGCTAATTGATCTATAGCAGGTTGCTTTTCTTCTGCTTCTAAGTAATGTTGTGCTGATGAGATAAACTCTCTAGCTTTTATTACTTTACCTTGCCACCAATGAGGAAAGTCTACCTCTCCATCTGATTTATCGTATTTGTCAAGTTGCTTGTAAAGCTTTGCTGCATAAACAGCTATATCGTATATATCTTTTTTAAGCATGTTAGGCTCGTCATCTTGATGACCTACGTCAAGATCTCCTCCATCTGTATCAACTTCTGTACCTTCTTGGGCATCTTGCTGAGCTTTTACCCAATCGTCGGAATTGTACATTCTATCTATTGCTGGTATATCATCATCTGCTTCTTCACTCTCATTCTTTTTACCAAGCTCCATTTTTGCTATTTTCATCAATACTTCTTTATCGTGATCGGTTAGTTTGCTGTATCTTTGGTTAGCACTGTCTTCAGGAGAACCAGGTTTGATACCAGTGTGGTATTTACCTGTCTTAATAATATCGTCTGGGTCGCTTTCTGAGGTAAGTTTTACGTTAACACCTTTTTTGGCTAAATCTGCAGCTTGATCTTCATCGTCTGTTGCTACTGTTCCTTTATCCATTTCCAAAAGTAGTTTTTCGTATGATTCACGTAAAACTTCTAATTTCTCTGTAGTTTGTTTAATGTTTGAGGGTTTATGTGAACCGTCTTTTATCTTCTTCAATGCTACTTCACATTTAGTAAGACGTTCTTTTATCTCTTGGTAGGTCATTTGCAAATGTTTTATATACGTATATAAATAAATAGTCTTCTGTTAATTAGTCCTTTTTTCCGCCCTTCATATTGGCACACCAGTGGTACATTTTACCTTTTTCACCACCGTATTTTTTAGCCTTAGCTCGTAGATCGGTTACTGAACCTTTACATGAGGCTCCTGATTTTTTAACTCTACCGGGTCTAGATTTACCTTTTACTTTACCGTCGGCGTAGTTTTCATTTTTAGAAAATACAGTAGGATCACCTTTAATTTCACCATGGTTAAATCTAAGTTCAGATTCTATACCTAATATTCCTAACTTAGATCCTAAACGTTCTTCTGTATTTGAATCGCCTTTAAGTCTAGCGTTATAGTATTTAATATATTCTAAAGCCTCTTCTCTGGTAATTTCTTTTTCGTTTTCATATTCACCTTCTTCATTAGTGTAAATGTAAAAAGTTCCATGAACATCTCCTGTAAAGATCATTCGTATTTGATCACTATCTAGATTACGTTTACCGTCTATTACGCTTAAGACTGTGATATAACTATCTATAGTAGCTTCTTCACGTATTACTTCTCTAACAACGGTAAGCATTTCTCTCCTAGTCATTACTTTACTGCTCCTTTGATTTTGTCTACATGACCTTGGATATAGTTATGCTCATTTTCTAACCCCATCATTTTAGCCATATCCATTATCTGTGCTGCTATAGTTTCAGCTGCAAATAGATCAGTTTCTGTTGCTCCGCTATCTAATGCTTCTTCTTCCATTGC